ATTAAAGCATTGGGCGAGGGCAGAATCGGCGGGTATGGGGTGCGATTCACCGGCCCGGAAGCAAAGGATTTGCAGGGGGATTATTTTACCCCGGAGACAAATTTGTGGCTGAAACATTACCCCAGCGTGCCGCTGATGTACCAGCACGGTCAGGATAAAACATTAGGCTTGCAGGTGATTGGCAAGGCCAGCGCCAGGGCCGATCCCGAAGGAGTATGGTATGAATCGCAACTGAATTTGCGGGACAAGTATGAGCAGTTGATCTATAAACTGGCTGGGGCCGGGAAACTGGGCTACAGCTCCGGCAGTTTGGGGCATTTGGTACGCCGGGAGCCGGACGGCAAACTGCTCAGTTGGCCGATTGCGGAATTAACGCTCACGCCGAACCCGGCGGCGGGGCCGTATCTAACCAAAGTTGAATCTTTAAAACAGGCTTATAAATCAATCGGGTTGGCCTACCCGACAGGAGATGATGACGTGATTGAAGAAAATCAGGACCCTATTGTTGAAGAAGAAACAGAAGCCGAAGCCGTGGTGGCTCAGGCTGATACCAAAGCGGGAGAGGAGACCCAACCAATGAACCAACAGGACATCAAACAAATGATTGACGATTCGCTGAATGAAGCGATCAAACCGTTGCTGGCCGCCAAAAGCAAAGCCGTCGCCGCCCATAAAGCGGAGCCTGTGGCTGAAAAACCGGATGCGGCCAAAGCCTTTAACATCTTTTTGCACACCGGCAAGAGCCAGAAGGCCTTGCAGGAAGGCACCGACAGCGAAGGCGGTTATGTGGTGCCGGAGCAGCAGTTGAATGAACTGGTGATGGGGCTGAAAGATGTTTCTATTATGCGGGCGGCCGGGGCGCGGATTGTGACGGTCAACACCGACAGCATCAAAGTGCCGACCCTGACCAACAGCACCGCCGCCGTGCTGACCGCCGAAGAAGCAGCCTACGATTCGGCAGACGGCAGCTTTGGCGAATTGACCTTTACCCCGTACAAATTCACCCGCGTGGTCAAAGTGTCTGAAGAACTGCTGGTCGATTCTATGTTCGATGTGTGGGGCCAGATTTTGGCGCCGGACTTTGCCCAGGCCTTTGCCGCCAGCGAAAACAGCTATTTCACTACCGGCACCGGCAGTTCTCAGCCGCAAGGGGTTGTGACCGGCGCCGGCGCGGGCGTGACTGCGGCCAGCGCCACGGCCATTACCGCCGATGAGGTGATTGACCTGTACCACGCGTTGGGGTATTTGTACCGCCAAAACGCCACCTGGATGATGAACGATACTACCATTCAGGCCATTCGCAAGCTGAAAGATGGCAATGGTCAGTATTTGTGGCAGCCGGGAATGCAGGGCGGACAGCCTGACCGCATTCTGGGCCGCCCGGTGATCACCAACAACTCGATGTCTGAAATTGCCACCGGCAACAAAACCGTGCTGTTTGGCGACTTCAAATATTACTGGATCACCCAGCGCGCCGGAATGACCGTTGACCGCAACCCCTACCTGTATATGGCTAACGGGCAGGTTGGCTTCTTTGCCCGGCAGCGGGTTGACGCCAAAGTAGTACTGGCTGAAGCCTTCAAATATCTGGCGCAGGCGTAGACGTTACGAGTGACGATTTACGAGTGACGAATTACGAACTGTGATTCGTCACTCAAAGGATTTGCTGATGATAAGAAAGTTTATAGTAACCGGATTTCTGGCGCTCTTGCTGCTGGCGGCGGTGTTTGTCAACCTGAAGGTTGACAGGTTGGCGGCCCAGTACAACACGGCCTGCTACACGGCCCAGGGCGGCGAAATGCAAGTGGCGGGGAGCGGCTGCGAGTATGAGTTTTTGAGCGGCAGTACCCTGGACGTGCAGACCAGCAACGCCACCTTTGCCACCGCCAAATTTGGCGACGTGGCCGGCGGCAACTATGCCGAGATCGAAGCGGACGGCTCGCTGGCATTTTATGGCGATGCCACGGTATTTGATGACATCCGGGTGCCGGTCAGCTCCACCAAAAACGGCGGGACCAAAGACCCGGATTTTGCCGTGTGGAAAACAGACGGCAGCGGCAGCCAGGGTGTGTTTGTGGAGTGGTTTGACAAGAGTACTGAGGAAGAAGTTTATTTCAGTATGCAGCTACCCCACAGTTGGAAAACCGGCACCGACATTGAACCGCACGTCCATTGGATACCGAAGGCGGACGGATCCGCCGGGGCGGTGGTCAACTGGGGGCTGGAATGCAACTGGACGGCCATCGGCGATACCGGAATAACAACCACGATCATCTATAGCAGCAGTAACCACGCCGGAGATACCACACTGGTGGCTGACAAGCATTATCTCTCTGATTTGGGGGTGATGGACGGCAGCACTATTGCCGGGGTGTCGTCGATGGCTGTTTGCCGGGTGTTCCGGGATGCAACCGGCGCGCTGGCAACGGACGATTATGATAATGATGCCGGTTTGCTGGAGATTGACTTCCATTATGAGGTTGATGCTTTGGGAAGCCGGACAGAATATGTGAAATAGGAGGTTTACCTGATGATGAAACAAGGCAGTTTTGCGATAATGCTGGCGGTAATGCTGTTGGTGGCCGCGGCCTTTGGGCTGGCCGCCGTCAATTCGGCGGATGCCCAGTACAATACGGCCTGCTACACGGCCCAGGGCGGCGAAATGCAAGTGGCCGGAAGCGGCTGCACCTACGTTTTTGAAAGCGGCAGCCGGTTGCGGGAACAACCCGCCACGCTGGTCATCACCAATGGCACTGAGATAGGCAGCGTTTACGGCTTGCAATCTGTGTCGATGGCGGTGAATAGCACGGCCACCATCACCACCGCCGGTTATGTGGCGGGTGATATTCTGAAATTTTACAATCCAAGCCCTACCTATACGCTCACTATTGCCGACAGCGGCAGTGTGGAGGCCAGCGGTAATATTGCCCTGGCTCAGTATGACTGGGCGGCGCTGTGGTTTGATGGCTCAAGCTGGATTCAAACCGGCGAAAGCGACAATTAAGATGAAAGTCAAACTATTAACCGGAATGGTGCGGGTTGGCCCTGACCGGCGACAGGTGAGCCATTCACCGGGCGAGGTGGTTGAAGTGCCTGATGATGAAGCTAACCGGCTGGCAGCGGCGGGGATGGCTCTGGCGTTGCCGGAAGCGGTCACGCCGAAACCGGCAACAAAAGCCAAACCAAGCGCCAGAAAGAAGTAAGTAAGGTTATGTTATGGCAGATTACTGCACCGTAACACAGATAAAAACGTTGGGCGGCATCAGCAAAAGCACGGATGATGTGTTGCTGGCCGATTTGGCAACGCGGGCCAGCGCAATGATTGACGCCTACACCCGCCGCCAATTTACGGCCCGGACCGAAACCCGGTATTTTACCCCGACGGTGGATGTGGGCGGGCAAACCCTGTATCTGGATGATGATTTGCTCAGTATAACGACCCTGACCAATTATGACAGCGAGATACCGGCTGAGGGGTTTTCGCTGTTGCCGCTGAACCTGACGCCCAAAAACCGGGTGAAACTGAAAAGCGATTATAGCTGGAGCTATGCCGCCGAAGACGCCGAGGGCAGCATCAGCATTGCCGGTAGTTGGGGCTACAGCGCCACGGCTCCGGCTGATATTGTGCAGGCGGCCTGTCGGCTGGCCCTGTGGCTGTACAAGCAGCGGGATGCGCCCTTTACCCGGACTGGCAACAGCCTGACCGGCGAATATGAAGTGCCAACGGCGCTGCCGCCTGACATTAAGGCGATTCTGAGCAGCTACCGTAAACCGGCAATGGGGGCTGTATGAGCATTAGCACCGTGAAGGCGGCCCTGGCCGAAACACTGGCCGGGGTGACGGGACTGACCAGCATCTATACCACGGCTCCGGCTAACCTGGATAATGCCGAATTACCGGCCCTGGTAATCTTTGCCGGGGCGGGCCAGTGGCAGAGAACCGGGTTGAACCAGCCGATGGTGGAAGAGCGGCGCACCTACTTGCTTAATCTGTATGTGCAGGCGGTGCAGGCCGGCGCCTACGGCGAAGCGGAAGCGGCGGTAGAACCGTTTTTGAGCCGGATTCCGGCGGCGTTGGGCCTTGCACCCCGGTTGGGCGAAACCAGCGTGCTGCTGGCAACCCTGACCGCCGACAAGGGCATCAGCGTGATGCCTTACGGCGGGGTAGAGTATCTGGGCGTTGAATTTACTGTGGAGGTAGAGATGGTATGAGCGCACGCAAAGGTTTATTTCTTGAATTTTTTATTGACGGCTATCACCTGACATCCGATTCAACCAATGTTGAGGCCGGGGCCACGTGTGATGAAATTGAGGCCGGGGCCTACAATAATCAGGTTAAGCTTACAATAATCAGGTTAAGCAGTATATGGCCGGGCGGAGCGAGGGGCTGCTTTCGTTTAGCGGCTTCTTCAACCCGGATACGGCCGGCAGTCACACGGCCCTGAAGACAATGGACACGGCCAAAGTGGGCGGGGTGGCCTGGGGCAACAATGCCAGCCCCACCATCGGCGATATTGCGGCCGGGATGCCGGTCAACCAGTTTGGGTATAAGGTCAACAGCGCTCTGGACGGGGTGATTGTGGCTGAGGCCGAACTGAAAAGCACCGGCACGGCGCTGGAATGGGGCACACTGCTGGCGAACAGCGCCGATCTGGCGGCCACGGCCAGCCTGACCAGCCACGATAACGGCGCATCGAGCGCCAATGGCGGCTCGGCGTACCTGTTTTTGCACGGGGTAACGGCGAGCGACAGCATTGAAGTTAAAATAGAAGACAGCCCGGATGATGCCACGTGGGGCGATTTGGCGACATTTACGCTGGATGGTTCGGCGGTGGGGGCGGAACGGATTGCCATTAGCGGTACGATTGACCGGTACACACGGGTGACGGCCACCATCACCGATGGCAGCGGCAGTCCGGCATTTGATTTTGCAGTTATTCTTTGTAGAGCATAAGGAGAATTATTATTATGTCAGCACGAAAAGGTTTATTTACAGAAGTACACGTTGATAATGCGTCATCAGTTCTGACCGATATTTCGGCGCAGGTGACAGAGACCGAAGGCATCCCCCTGACTTACGATGAAATTGAGGTGGGTGGTTTTGGCAACCAGGTTAAAAGCTATGTGTCCGGGCGGGCCGATGCCCCGGTCACGCTGAAGGGGAGCTGGTCCAGTACCGTCCACACGATGTTTAAGGACGCGGTGGGCGACGATACCGATGTGCGGACCGTAGAAGTGCATTACGGCGACAACGCCGCCCCGACAACCGGCGACCCGAAAATTAGCGGTGAGTTTGTGGTGACGGCCTATAAGGTGATGTCGAGCCTGGACGGCAAGCAGGAGTTTGAGGTTAAACTGGCGATTGCCGCCGGACAAAGCCTGCCGGCCTGGGGCACGGTGAGCTAAGATGCCGATGATACAATGCCCGGTGAAGGGCTTTGAGGATGTCAGCATTAATGTGCCGCAACAGTGGCTTGTTCGCCATAACGAACAGTTCTGGAAGGCATACCGGGCCGCCGGGGATGAGGTGAGCCATAACACGGCCCTGCTGCACGGCAGCATTGCCGCGGTGAACGGCATCAAAGGCGTGCCGAAGGACAAGCCGGTGGATGACTGGCCGCTGGAGCTGTTTTTGTGGATTATCCAGACGGTGTACCGGGATGGGTTGGAGAAGGCGCTGAACCCCGAAAAAAACTAATCAGGGCGGCGGCGGATTATGCCGAGGGTAATGGTTCGCCGCCGTCGGCGTTGGTTTTGGCCTGGCGGTGTGAACGGTGGAAAACATTGCCGGAAGCGGGCGGGCTGTTTGACCAGCCGCTGGAGACGATGACGGCAATGGAAACGGCCCAGTATGCCTACGATGCGTTCAGCGGACGGCAACGGGCGGCGGAGCGTCAGCGGCTGGTGGAATGGAGCGAGGACAATCCGAAAATGGCGGAGTTTTGCGCTAAGTGGTAGATAAGCAGGTTTATTGATGCCTCAAAATGAGATAAAAGTTGTCTTAACGGGCGATGCCAGTAAGTTAATAGCTGAACTGAAAAAGTCCGGCGTCAACATTGACAAATTCGAGACGCAGGCCGAAAAGGCTGGAACCAGTTCTAAAACTGCCGGGATGAGCGTCAGCGGGATGGTGACGGGGCTGGCCGGGTTGCAGATTGCCAGCCAGGCGGCGAGCTGGATGAAAGATTTTACCGTAGCCAGCTTTAACGCCGCGGCGCAGGCCGGGCGGCTGGGCACGGCCACCGACAGCCTGGCAGCCGGGATTGGCTCCAGTGGCGAGGCGATGGTGGCCGCTATTACCAGCGCATCGAACCAGACCATTGACCGGCTGAGCGCAATGGAGGCCGCTAACAAAGCTATGATGTTTGGCCTGGTTGAGAATGAGAGCCAGATGTCAGAACTGGCTCAAATGGCGGTGGTGTTGGGCAATGCGATGGGACAGGACGCCTCCAAAAGTATGGATGACCTGACCACGGCGCTGGGGCGGCAAAGCCCGATGATCCTGGACAATTTGGGCATCACGCTGAAGATGGACGAGGCGTACCAGATTTATGCGACCAGCCTGGGTAAAACAGTCGAGCAACTGACGGAACAGGAAAAGAAGCAAGCCTTCGTCAACGCGGCGCTGGAAAAAGGGCGGCAGCGGGTGGAGGAACTGGGCGGCATTACCGATGGGGCGGCCACAGACGTTGACCAATTGAGCGCGGCCTGGACTGACTTTCAGGTGGAGTTCGGCGGGTTACTGACGATGATGACCGGCGGAATGGATACGGTCACCGGCTTTGTGCGGAATCTGGAAGAAGGCGCTAAAAGTTGGGGCTATGTCTTTTCGACCATCGGCGAACTGGTTGATAAAAACAATGCCAAGTTTGAGACCCATCAGCGGGTGCTGCAAAAGTTGGGGATGACCCAACAGCAATACGAATACGCCGTGCGCACCGGGGCCATTACCCAGAAAGAATATCAGGCGACGTTGACGACTGTGACCGGGGAGATGGCCCGCCAGGAAGAGATGATGATCCGCACCGAGGCTCAGGCGAAGGCGATGGATGTTGCCTTACGGGGCGCAGCCGATGCCAGCCTGGAATTGGCGCAGGCCGAACTGGCCGCGGCCGGGGCAAGCCAGCAGGCACTGGATGCGTGGGCGGCCCGGTATCAGGGGCTGGATAACATCACCCGCACGCAGGGGCAGGCCGGCGTTGATTTGCTCAACACGATGACCGGCAATGTGACCCCGGCGCAGGGCATTGTTGACGCTATTTCTGACGGGCTGGATGGTGTTGACCTGGGCGGCTCGTTTAAGAGCGTGGCCGATAATCTGGCTTCGCAGTTGAGCGGGGCGGTGAGTCAGGCGTTTGGGCGGATGCAGGAAGTTGCGCCCGAAGGCAGCATCATCGCCGGAATGTTTGAGGCCGAAGACCCCGGCGAGTTCGGGCGGCGGTTGATGGCCCTGGCCGAAAACGGAATGGAGGGGCTGGACGGGGCCTGGGCCGAGGCGTTCAGCAATGCGGCGGGCGGTAATCCCGTTTATGCCGGGTTGCTGCAAAGCATTGAGAATGGCGACAGCGCGGCGGTGGCCGCCGAAGCCAACCGGCTGTTGTCTGCGAATCTGGCTGATGTGATTGCCACCGGCCTGACGGAAAATCTCAGAACATCATTTGAGGAACAGCAGTTGATGCAACAGGTGCAGGCCATTGTGATGGAACAGATGGAAGGCACCGGAATGGAAGGCGAAGCCGCCGGGTTACTGGGCGCAATGATGGGCGACCCGACTCTGATTGCCGGGAACATCAACGACAATCTGAAACCGGCGGT